GATCTCAATTCCATTTATTTTTTAGAAAGTCCATAGATCATGGCAAACGCAAATCCTTCGTTTTTAGGTCAGGCTAATAGCACTGGCGATCAACAAGCACTCTTCCTTAAAGTATTCGCTGGTGAAGTATTAACAGCATACGAGGAAGCATGTGTAACGGCAGATAAACATACTGTTCGTGCAATTCAATCTGGTAAGTCTGCACAGTTCCCTATTACAGGTAAGACTGTAGCTGCATACCATACCGCTGGCTCCGAGATTACTGGTAGCCAAATCCCAACCAACGAACTCGTCTTGACTATTGATGACTTGTTAATCAGCTCTGCATTCATTGCACGAATTGATGAAGCAATGAATCACTATGATGTACGCAGCATCTACTCGACTGAAATTGGTCGTGCATTGGCATACACTTATGACAAGCACATCCTCAATTTGTTCTTGTTGGCAGCTCGTGCATCTAGCCCAGTAACAGGCGAATCTGGTGGTGGTAAGGTAACTTCCGCAACTATGTTGTCTGATACAACTGGTGAAGCTTTAATCGCTTCTTTGTTCAGTGCTTCTGCCATCCTTGATGGTAAGAACGTACCAAGCGAAGATCGTTACGCTTTCTTGCCTCCAACAACTTACAACTTGTTGGCACAAAACACCAAGGTAATGAATACCTTGTGGAACGGTACAGGCTCCTACTCTGATGCAAACGTATTGAAAGTGGCTGGTATTAACATCGTTAAGACTAACCATGCTCCATACGGCACAACTGTAGCTGGTGCTCCTGCTGCTGGTTCTCAAGGTGCTGGTACTAACGTCACCAAGTATGGTGTTGTTGCTACCAATGCAGTTGGTGTTGTATGCCACAAGTCTGCTGTAGGTACTGTTAAGTTGTTAGACCTCGCAATGGAATCTCAGTACGACATTCGTCGTCAAGGTACATTAATGGTCGCTAAGTACGCAATGGGTCACGGTGTTCTCCGTCCTGCTGCGTCTGTTGAATTGGCAACTGCCTAAGTATTTAGTTTTACCTCTAAGCCACATCTCTTCACTGGGGTGTGGCTTTTTTTTAATTTTAGGAAGCCCAATGACCATCACAACTACAGATGAACTTGCAGCAGTAAACATCATGCTTGGAGTAATTGGTGAATCTCCAATCAACTCACTATCGTCCATCTCTGGGGTGATAGATGCAGTATCAGCTAGATCGCTGTTAAATGAGATTGCAGTTACCGTTCAGTCTGAAGGGTGGCAATTCAATACTGAAAATAACTGGACATTCCTCCCAGACTCTACTGGGACAATCACCATACCACAAACAATCCTACAAGCTAAATCAACAGCTACTCAATTTGACTTAGCTTTGCGTGGGACACGGTTGTATGACCGTAAGAATCACACCTACGACTTTAGTTCTTATACGGATGGTATTGCATTAGATTGCACTACCTTAATGGAGTTTAACGACATGCCTCAGGCTGCACGTTACTACGTTGCAGTGAGAGCAGCCCGTGTATTCCAAAATAGAAATGTTGGATCAGAGACTTTAAAAGGGTTCACAAAAGAAGATGAAGCGTATGCTCGTGTTGCCCTGAAGAAGTATGACGCTGATGCCGCAGGATTCAATATGCTCACTGGAAGTTATGGTGTAGCTAGAACGCTGGAGCGATAACATGAGTGGATTAATCTCATCATTCCTCCCTTCGTTCATTAATGGTGTCTCTCAGCAACCTTACACTCTTCGATTGAATTCCCAAGGGGATCACCAAGAGAATGGGTTATCTACAGTTTCCCAAGGTTTGAAGAAGAGACCACCATCAAAACACTTGGCTAAGATTCTTAGCTCCACACTGTCTGATGTGTTTATCCATACAGACAACAGAGATGCTACTGAACGCTATATTTTTATGGTCACTTCAGGAAACCTCCAGATCTTTAAGATTGATGGAACACCTTGTACTGTCCACTTCGGTGCTGGCACTGCTGCGTACTTAACCACAAGCATTCCTGCATCCCAGAGTTTTGCTGCTGTTACAGTAGCTGACTACACATGGTTGGTAAATAAAAATATTACCGTTGCTGCTAGTTCAGCAAATACTGCTGCAAGTCCACATCCGTATGAAGCTCTTGTTAATGTTAAGTCTGGCAACTATGGGCGCACCTATAGTGTGACTATTAACGGTGCTGTACAAGCTTCGTACACATGCCCTAACGGTACAACAACTGCTGATGCCCCCCTGATTGCTACCAACTATATTGCCTCGCAATTAAGTTCACAACTCTCATCTCATGGTATTACCAACCTCATCACTGGCAGTGCCATTTACATTTACTCTAGCAGCTCATTCACAATTTCTTGTGACGATGGCTTTGGTAATAATGCAATGGTTTCCATCCTAGGAAAGACTCAGAAGTTTGCTGACTTGCCTACCGTCTGTCCACAGCCTAATGTCATCGTTGAAGTGATTGGGGATGTAAGCAACTCCTTCAGTAACTACTTTGTACGCTTTGATACCTCTGGTGGATCTACAGGTGTCTGGCGGGAATGTGCTGCACCCAATATTAATAATGGCTTAGATCCAGCAACAATGCCATTCACTATCACTCGTAACAGTGATGGTAGTTTCACAATGGCTAAAGCTGTATGGGATGCTCGTAAAGTAGGAGACTTAACTTCAAGTACTGATCCCTCATTCGTGGGTCGTAAGCTCAATGACATCTTCTTCTTCCAGAATCGCTTAGGTGTACTCTCGGATGAGAACGTGGTATTCACGGAGTCAGGTAAGTACTTCAACTTCTATCGTAGCACTGTAACCACACTATTGGATTCAGATGTAATTGATGTAACAGCGAGTCACACAAAGGTATCCATACTTAACCATGCGATCCCTTATAACAAATCATTACTCCTGTTCTCAGAGCAATCTCAATTCGTTATTGCAGGGGATCAAGTACTAACCCCCACGACAATTAGCCTTAAGGTATCCACGGAATTCCCATGCGACACCACGGTTAAACCACTGGCAGCAGGACGTAACTGTTACTTCTCTGTGACCAAGGGTAACTTCCATGCAGTGCGTGAGTACTCAACTACTACCAACTACGGTATTGGTGTAGATGATGCTATGGAGATCACAGCCCATATTCCCAAGTACATCCCTGCTGGTGCTTATAAGATGGCAGGTAGTGCCAACGAGGATATGTTTGCTCTCCTGACTACTGGGGACACTAAGTCAATCTACCTCTATAAGTACTTCTTCACAGCTTCTAATGAGAAGGCACAGAGTTCATGGAGTCGTTGGTCATTCGGTGCTAATGATGTAATTCTGAATGCTGACTTTATCCAGTCTACTTTGTACCTAGTTATTAGTCGCCCAGATGGTGTGTACTTTGAAAGCATTGATTGCTCTCTCGGATACATTGGAACTAATGAACCCTTTACAACTATGCTGGATCGAAAGATCACACTCACCCCTACTGTTTACAGCGGTGGCTACACCAGAATCCCGACTTCGAGCCTCCCTTATCCCGTAACGGATGGGACATACTTCATTGTTGCTCAAGCCACTGGTCTTAGTTCAACCCTAAGGGCAGGGGAGTATGCCAAAGGTGTCATTAGTGGTACGGACATCATCTTCCAAGGTGACTACACGGGATCACTGGTTACCTTTGGTCGCCAGTACATCTTCAACTATGGGATCAGTACGATCACCTACAAGATGGCTAATACATCTGGAGGTGGTGGACAACGCTCAGATACTGAAGGAAGACTTCAAATCAGGAAGTTATCCCTCAACTTTGCAGATACTGGCTATCTACGTGTAGAGGTGACTCCAATAGGAAGAGATACAGGAACCTATGTCTTCTCAGGAAGAACCTTAGGTAACTCATCGTCCACCTTAGGTCGCTATTCGATCTCTACGGGTCGTCTACCAGTCCCTGTACTAACCCGTAATACAACTGCTGTTATCAACGTAATCAACGACAGTCCCCTTCCTAGCGCACTAGTGAGTGCGGATTGGGAAGGAATGTATGTCAAGAGAAGTAACCCAGTTTAAATCTGAAATTAGAGATGCAACCTATACCGATTGTTTGAATCTGGCTCCCAACCTCCGTCCTGAAGATAAGGATGAAGTGTGGGAGTCTGGTTGCTATCTACCAGAGGAGGCTTTGGTAATGAGTCTGAAGTCTTCAGAAGATGCCAAGGTTGTCTTACTTGATGGAGAGATCGTGTGCATGTATGGGGTATCTGCCTCACCCATAGAGGGTGTAGGAATACCTTGGATGCTCGGAACTAAAAGACTTCGCTCGGTTCCCAAGGAGTTCCTAGAGAGGACGCTGCTCATTATTGAAGAATATTCAAAGCAGTATTCCTTACTATCCAACTACGTCTGGTCTAAGAATATTGTCCATATCCGCTGGTTAGAGTGGCTTGGATTCACCGTCATTAGAAACCCGATTCTTCTTGGTCGTAATCAAGAAATCTTCTACTACTTCTTTAAGAATCAAAAGGAATAAATATGTGTGAACCAACCACCATTGCTGCTGCTGCTTTGGCGATGGCTGCTGCCTCTGCTGCTGCACAGGTTAAAGCACAACAGGACGCTGCATCGGCTCAGTCTCAGTCGAATGATAGACAGTATGCAACCACAATGGCTACGTATGCCAACAACAACGCTCAGGTCAACTTGGCTGGACAACAGTTGCGGGATCAAACTATTCAGAAGCAGATGGAAAATAACATCGCTGCTGAAAAGGGAATTGGTAAGGCCACGGCTGCCAGTGGAGTTGCGGGAGTTGGAGGCAATTCGGTAGAAGCATTATTAGGTGATCTATCGGGAACTCAGACTCGTTATAACAATTCAGTATTGGCTAACTACGATTCAGGTACTGCTGCACTAGAGAACCAGCGTCAAAACACTTGGGCTTCTGCTGCAAGTACTATCAACGGATTGAAGACTCCCGTGTTACCAGACTACATGTCTGCTGGAATGAAGATCACCAATGCTGCTGCTTCGTACAGCGCAGGTGGTTCCAAAGATCCTACAACACCAGCTACCGTCCATGACTACTCAACACAAATCTAATAGGGGCTAAGATGCCAGAAATTGATAGAGCAAATGTTGGGTATAACCCTTCAGTAGAGCTGGCTCAGGTGAAAGCCTCCCCAAGCCTACAGGACGTACAAGTAAGACGAGATAGTAAGAGCAAGGCTCAACAACTTTGGGAGCAGTTCGGAAACCAAGGCGAAGCAATTCAAACATCTCAAAAGATTATTGCCGAATCAGATAAGCAACAAGCAGAGCAACTGGTTAATTCCATGACCACTGATGAGCTATCTGCAAAAATTAAGAGCGGTGAGCTACATAATGCTCACTCTCCTGTCTTCAATGCAACAGTTAATCATATGCACTATGACAACATTGCACAGAATACACAGCGAGATACACTTCAGAAAATTAAGGATGGCTCTTTCGGAGATCAATTCGCCAGTGATCCTGAGAGTGCTAAATACAATGCTGATGGAATGCTTAATCCTGAATACAGGAACGGTAATCAGAAGCTAGAGCAGTACCTTCTAAATCAGCGAAATCAGCAATTAGAGGGTGCTGATAAGTTTGGTATTGCTGGGTATGACAAGCTATGGCAACCGTTCATTCAAAAGGCTTTAAATACCAATTCAGAAGTACTCGCCCAGAAGTCGATAGAGTTTGGACACAACACGGCTGTGGAATCCTACATGGGTTCTATCGCTGGTGGTGGAACACCCGATGAGAAGCTTGCACGTTTCCTAGAGGTGGACAAGAAGGCTGATTGGATTTTCAAGGGAGATAAATCTCGAAGATTGAATGCTCGTCTAATTCCACTTGGATCTCTTGCTGATGCTGGTGATGTGGAAACTTTAGATAAGATCCTCAACACCAAAGATAAAGACGGTATCTCCATTGGTTCAACCTTAGGAACCTCGGTTAACTCGTTGCGTTCAAAAGCATATTCCCAAGCTGAAGCTAATGCTAATAAAGCTGAGGTTAACCGTCTTAAGGATATTAGTGAGGCTTCTGTTCAGGCTATTCACCAGAACATTGCTGAGAACATTAAGTCTGGTACTGCATGGAAAGTTCCCAAGGAAGTTCCATTCGATAAGCCAGATGGTACTAAAGGCTACATGCCTACTGAACCACTAATCCTTCAGGGATTAAGTGCTCAGGCAGATCAGCTAAATGTCCCTCCAGAGCAGAAGGATCTCGCTCGTCTGAATCTTTTCAATAAAAGTGGTTATGCTGACCCTGATTCAAAGATCAAGGTAATGGCTGCTATTCACAACTTGAACTCAGTTGAGTATGACGAGAAGGGGAAACCTTTAGGTCAACTAAATGAATCCTTAAAGACTGGTTTAGACCTGCTGGCTAAATCTAAGTCTGTAGATCCCACTGGGACACTTGGGGTCAAACTTGCAGGTGGACAAGAGAACTTCGATCTTCTCAATAACGTGGACATCATTCGTGCCAATACGAGCATGACCATCGAGGAGGCTGCTGGAGTAGTCGCTAGGTCTAAGGGCAGCCTGACCTATGGGGATAACAATACGGCTGTCTCTAAGAGCGCAGGGAAGATCCTAGACACATTGAATAATGGGTTCTTTATGCGCCTATTGGGAGCAGAGGATAACGCTACATTCAACATCGAGAATATTAAGAAGGGTGCTGTGAAGACAGCTAACCTACTGGTGTCTGCTGGCATGAGTCCCGATGGTGCTATCAAGGTTGTTTCAGATAACTTCAAGAACAATGTAGTGAATGTTAATGGGAACCTGCTGTATGCAAGAGCTATCCCAAGCATTCCTGAGGCTAATGATCAGATTGTCGGTGGTAACACTGCGCTGATGAAGCGTTGGCTAGAGGAGATTGGGGGTCAAGCAGCTTATCAGACTGGGTTCAATCCTAAAGAAGTGCAGGTGTCTATGGATACCGATGGTAATACCTTCACACTCACCGCCCGTGGCCAACCTCTTAATGGTAATGGACACCAGTTCATTTACACCAAGCAGGATATTGAGCAATGGATGAGTGGCGATATTAAGACCGCTGCTTATGATAAACAACTAGATCCTGCTCGTGCTTCCTTTAATGCTCGTACAGCTAGGGACATCATGGGTGCAGAGTCAGCAATCGAGTACATGACATCACGCTCAGGTTACCGTGAGTTGGTCAAAGCCAATATGGAGAACAAGCCTAAGCTTGAGCAGATCCAATGGGCTAAAGAACGTATGCAGAATGGTGCTCATATCACTGATCCTTCCACTCCAATCCTACGTCCTGCTAATGAAGAGCCAGTTACACCTAAGCAACTAGCTCCTAGCAAGGCCACCAGTGGACAGGAAGTAACTCCTATTCCATTTATAGCTGACAAGCGTAGAGACGGTACAGATAAAGGCACAGGCTTCCTAGGGATCTTAAAGCGTCCTGATGGAAATGTTTCAACAGAGTTAAGTGTTAGTACAGATGCAGTTGGTGGACGAGAGTTCCCATTGCTTGTTCCTACCCTTACTAAATCAGAAGTACACACACTCCTAACAATGAAGTCAAAGAATCCTAAAGACATTCCAGACTCAATCGTTAGTAAAGCTGAAGCATTCGCTATCGCTCGTGAGAAAGCTGGCAAGCCCCTCTTTGCAACTAAAGAAGAGCAAGCTGCCGCACTCGGAGGTAAACAATAAAGGAATAAATAATGGCAATCACGGATGCAGAAATTAGTAATCCAAATGTACGGAAGTTCTTGGACTTCACGGCTGCTGCTGAGGGTACAACCAATCACGGTTACAACACTCAAGTTGGTGGCAGTAAGTTTGATGATCTCTCTCAGCACCCTAATAACCCAACCGTAACCACTGCTGACGGAACGAGTACAGCAGCAGGACGTTACCAGATCACTGGTACAACATGGGCTTCCCTCCAACGCAAGCATGGGTTTTCTGACTTCAGTCCCGTCAATCAAGATAGAGCTGCTGTCGCATTACTCAAGGAGAAGGGTGCATATGAAGATGTAGCTAATGGAAACTACGAGAATGCCATTAATAAGACGGGGGATGTATGGGCTTCATTCCCCTCTAGTAAATACAAGCAACCGAAGAAGTCATGGGACTGGGCTAATAAGTTCCTAGGTACAAATGGGTCTGATGAACAGACTCGTAGTTACAACGATTCATACCAAGGTGTTAACGGCACTGCCCCCTCCATGCTTGCTCGTAAGCAGAATGAATTAGAGAGGGCGCAGAAGGGTACTAACCTATTTGACAACGTAGCTATTGGTGCAAAGACGGCATTTAATAATGACTCGGCTGCTATCAACTGGTTTAAGTCTATTCCAGAGGATGCTGTAAAAGATCCTAACTTCAAGTTCAATGCAGATTCACTAGCTGAGATCAGCAAGGGAGTTAAGCCTGAGTATGTAAGCTTCATCTACAACAATGCAACCTCGGCTGACCACGCACAACAGCTACGTCAACGGGCTATTGAGTTCGCTGACATGGAGAAGAAGTATGAGGAGGCTGGCTTTGGTGCGGGTATTTCTCGTGCTGCTACTGGGCTACTGGCTCCAGAAAACTTAGCTCTCATGGGGCTAACTATGGTTGCCCCTGCTGCTGGTGTTCCTCTAGCTGCCTCCCG